ACTGAACAGCTACGCCTGGCTGACTTACTGGCTGATCGCTCTCAGTAACCTTATTGGCCTCAAGAGTGTCAAAAATAAAATCTAAGTGTTCTTGGTCTGCCATATTTAAGCTACCTTGTAACCTGAACTGGAGGGGCAAACTGTATACTTAAAGTAGGATCTGCATACATCTCTTGCAAAAGACCCCCTAATGCCTTACCCCTTCTTGTTGCCTCTTTCTGAATATCTGCAAGCGTTATCGGGGCAAGCTCACCATCCTGATTTGTCATAAAAAAATTGACCTTTTTGGGGTCTAACGCTGTTATTTGCTGCTTTGGCAGACCTTTTTCGTTTGTATTCTTAATTCTGAACTGATTCCACATTTGACGAAGCTCATCCTTTGGTATGCCCGCAGTGTTTTCATTTCCAGCGGGAAATTGAGAGCTAAAAACAGTCCACATCTTATCGGCTCTTTTAGAATCATTAGTTCCTGCCTCAGCAGGAATGTCCATTCGGAAATAATCTCCCCTTATTTCTGCTCGAACAGCGGCTTTTTCCAAGAAGTTCAACATACTTATGTAGCCTTCTTTTGATGTCATAAGACCCGGCACTGAAGCCAAAAACGCTTTAAATTCAGCATCTGATATAGCGCCTTTTGTTGCGGCAAGCCTGCCGGTAACAAAATCTTGCTGAAATGCGGTTATTAGCTCGGCATCAGAAACATTGCTATCTAATGCGCTTCTAACGGAGTCATTCGGGCTTACGCCAAACGCATTGTACGTTGCCTGCACTAACTTCCGCGCATCTAATAAAGCTCCAGCACCAAAGCCTGTTATATCATCGCCACTCCTTTCCATAATTGCGCGAGCTTGGGCGTATTTAGGAAGAACTTGGGTTGCCTCTCGTCCTTCTCGTATTGCCCCAGCAATTCGCTCTGCCTCTTCTTCTCCCAACCTTTTTTGCAGTTCCGTCTCTCTGGCCTCTGCCATATCCAGATTGATGTTTGTGGTGTCACCAGTTTTTGGTAGTGGGATTAAAGGCTGTCGCCCGCCAGAAGAGAGGTATCTGCTTATACTTTCTGGAGTAAAACTCTTGGATAAATCAGCTCTTTCGTTAGGGTTTCTAGCGTAGTAGCTTGCTAAATCCACCGGCCTTCTTGCCGCCGCCATTTGCCCAAGCTGTAAAGCCAAGTCCTGCTGCCCCATGTTCAAAGCACCCATAGCAGACTGTTGCAACTGCTCTGGCGTAGCCATTGGGTCTAATGCAGGGCCAAGCAGGTCAGTCAGCATACCTCGCTGCCGCCTTCTGGCAGATAAAGAGCCAATATCCTGGCCTAGCTGTTCAATGTTGCCAAAATTAGGGCTGGCAAGCCGTGCTGCTGAACTAAGTGTTAAAGCCATTTTTGGCCTCCTTACGAAATGATACCAAGTGCCTTGAGAAGATCAGGTAAAGCTTCTGCAGCAACATCGCCTATACCACCCTGACCGCCACCAGCGCCACCCATAGCGCCTGAAAGCAAACTAGTGCCGACTCTGCCCATCAGCTCTGCCTGACCGATACCTGACCCTAGAAGGGCGTCTAGGCCCGCTATAGAGGCTTCACCAAATAGGCCAGTGCCATATAGCTGACCACGTTGCGCCAACTGAGAAGCCAACAAACCACGCTGTAGGGCATTCTGAGCCTGAGCCTCTGGCAGATACGCTGCACCCAGCAACTGAGTGCCAAGCCTTGCATCTTGCACTTGCTCTGCTTGAGCTTGCTGTATAGCCGCTAGTGAAGCCCTGTTTCTAGCTTCTTCTTGAGCTTGCGCCAAGGCTAACTGCTCTGACGTACCGCCAAACATAGAAGTTCTTACACCTAATCTGCCTTGGTTAAACAACCTTTCTTCCAAGGCAAGACGATTTCGTTCTTCTTCAGCTTCTTGCGTAGCCCGTATTCTGTTGAATATCTCTTGCTCGCGGGTAGAACGATCCTGAACAACATTGCCTAGTAAGGTCTGGGCATCAGTAAATGCGCCTGTAGAAATAGCCTGCTCTGTTGGGCTGTAAGCAGTCTGGATATTTGGCCCGATCATTGGCCCCGCGCCAGTAAATGCGCCACCACCCATAGGAGTCCCAGTAACGCCAGCGTTCCTAGCAGCCGCAAACTCTTGATTGGTAACAACACCGTCATTGTTTATATCAAACCCACGCATTTGCGAGCTTTGTTGGTTAGCCATAGCCTGCTCACGGGTCAAACCCTGAGTATCCATAAGCTGCTGGATTCTGGCTTCTCGACCCATTTGGTCAAAAGACCCAGGTGCGGGTACACCTACACCAATGCTGGAGCCTGTACCCGTAGTAACGGTAAATGGTTTGAACTGAGACCGCGCAAAGGCTTCTTCAGCAATCTGTCCTGCACCAGCAAGCCCTCTCTCGCCAATAGCACCAAGGCGATCATAAGCACCCGTCAAAGCCCCCAGCCCGCCAACAGTAGACGCTATAGGAACTATGTTTGTCGCAATTCCACTTAATAAATCGCCAAACAAACCGCCTATGAAATTATTAGCACCAGAAAGGGTAGGGCCTTGAAGCTGGTCTAATATATATTGAGGAGGGTTGGTAATATCATAACCTCCAATTCCATACATCTGACTAGAGGCGTTAGTGTCTGGGCCTCCAGCCATACTTGCAGGCGGCCCCATAATTCCATTGCTCATAACGTCTTACCTATTAATGCTAATACGTTCATTTCCTGTAGGGATATAGATGCACCGTTTACTTCTGTTTGCAAACCTACCGTAATCACAGTGCCATTACCCGTACAATTTAAAGACTTGCGGCTAATTAGATCGCCCAAGCTAAACTCGACTTGGGTGTACTCTGACTCTCCATAAAAGCCTGGATTCGTAGACCCCACCCTAAATCGTGACGTATTAGCCTGAACCGAAAAGTCATAAGTCCAGCTAAGAACAATATCTACGTTGTTACCGCCAATAATCGTAGGCCGTATCTTTTTAAGAATCTTGATCTTTGATGGGTCGCCAAAGGTTAGGCCGGGGCTTGAATATCGAAAGATGTAAGATGAGTTGTTGTCATCAAAACCATCGTATTTACCAATACCATCTGTAGTACCTATATAAATAGTGCCATCCCTATCTCTTGCAAAAGACTTGAAACTAACACTAGGCCATTTGGTTACGCGGAATGAACCATTTTCCAGCCGGCCTCTAAGATCAAAGCAGTAAACAAGGCTGCTGTCTGGCAAGCACAACAGATAAAAATAGTTTTCAGGACTATATACGGTGCTGGCAGGGCTGGTTTTAGCCGCCAAGAATCCAATCAATTCCTGTTTTACATTACGGCTCAGGTCAGATATAGGCAGAGACTTTTCTTGTATTGTCCTGCCAAGACTTCTTAAACCATCATCACTCAAAAACAGCAGATCAGTACCAATGCTGACCACCGTCTTGCGGTCGATACAACCTACGCCCGATATCGTATCGCTAATTGCCATGCTTGCAGGGCTATCAGCACCGCCATAAACAATAATGCTGTGTTCACCAAACACAACAAGAAGATCATTATGCGCAGCTAAAGCAACAATCTTGTCAGCACCATCAGGCCATGCTTTGGATACGTCAATGTTACCGCTAGAGCCACCAGTAAACTTAGTGCCATCCAATAAATCAGACCAATAGATAATGGTGTCATTGGTAGCATTGCCAGCAATAAACAGCCTGCCGAATGCTGCAAGCACCTCATTGGCCTTGAAGGTGGCGTTCGTTGAACTACTGTTTACAACGCTAAACGCCCTTAAGCCATTAGCATTGTCATGTACCAAGGGGTCAAAGCCTCTTTGGAAAAAGTAAGCCTTGTCGTTAAAGTTTACGATCTTCCAATCATTAGCCGTAATCGTATATGAGCCGGGGGTGACATCTGTCAGCGTAGTCGTGCCGCTGAGTATCTTGTTATTACCAGTGCTAAATATCGTTTCGTTACCAGCGCTGTCGTAGAACTCATGGATGTTGTGGATATGGTCTGTACCTAACGCAGTCTTGTTGGTGGTCAGGACGTTATTACCCTTACGGGACGCCAATCGGCCTTGTCGATCAATAATCGCGTTATCTGCGATTTCTGCGAATGACGTATCCTGGGCAATAGGAGAGTCTTCCGAGTTAACGCCCTTAAAGGCAGGGGCGACAAGATCAATGCTGCGTAACGGCTGTGCCATAACCTATCCTACGGTGTGTAGAAGATTGTCTCTTCTGGATGTTTCTGGGCATCCAAAGCAATTGCATCAGATAAATGCTTATCAGCAATTGCAAAGTATTCAGCAGTAGACGTACCGCCTGTCTCACCCCTTTCCCGTGATAACAAGGCTATTGCCATGTGCAAAACAGGGCCACTGGGTATCGCAAGCGTATCTGCATCTGCTGATAACTCTACATTTCTTAACACTAAGCGAACCTTTAGGGTATATGCCTGATCCGGTGTCGGATATAGCTTAACCTGGGTGTCACTGCTGCTATCGACACCTGCGTAAGTGAAGTATTTAGGAGAGCCTGTGACGGCCTCCTGAATAAAGTCCTTATCGTCAAACCAGTTCTGTGTCTGATACTCCACCAGACAATTAGACGTATCGTTAATAAAGTTAAGAACCTTGCCCTCATTGCGGCTTCCGGTTAAGGAATAAAGGTTGTCACCATTTGATGTAGTAATCGTCAGGGTATTGCGTAATGGCGACCAATCCCATGCAGTTTCTACAAGGTCTTTGGCGTCATTTACATAATCACCCACCATCTTGCTGTAGGTGCTTTCCGATACGTTACTTACTTCGTCTTCTCTGAGACGCCGCAATACACCATTAACTAGGTTTAAATATGTCATTAAACAAGCCCTCCAAATAAAGACTGTTTACGCTGGCTTTGAGGGTCATTCAATAATCTTGCCAACTGATTATCTAGTTCTTTTCTTGCATCCGTAGGTGCTATCTGCACTGGCTGAATAGTCGGAGCATCAAATCGGATAGACCGCTGTGTCAAAGGCTCAAAAGGTTGTGCAGCCATAGTTGGCAGTGTGGCTAATGCCGTTAGCATTCCTGTCCCGTCTAGGCCGTCACCACCATTATCACCAGGGCCATCACTGGGGCCATCACTGGGGCCTTTGCCATTTCCGACAGTAACTCCAGTAACGCCATTGCTAACAACATCTACAACAGTGTCATTGCCATTACCGCCAGAAATAGTGTCATTACCATTACCTCCAGTAACGGTGTCGTTACCATTACCACCTTTCAGGGTATCGTTACCATTGCCTCCGGTAAGGGTGTCATTCCCGTTACCACCACTTAAGGTGTCGTTTCCATTACCCCCGTTAAGGGTGTCATTACTGTCACCACCTGAGTTATCTACAGTTACAGTTGACACTTGATCGCCATTAGTAGTCTCAACAACCTCAGCCTTAGAGCTAACAGTGCCATCGCCGTTTATATCAACAGGCTCAAGACCAGCACCTTCTAGGGCTTGGTTTATTTCTACCTCTGTCATATCTTCATAGTTAGGCAGATTTACCAAAATCCAATCAACAGCCTTTACTGCATCAGTTTGCTCTGTGGGCGTTCTAGGATCTTGCGTAGTGCCTATATCTTCGCCATGCTCGCCGTATGTGCCATCTGGCAATGACCCAACCTCAACTATTGAGCCATCTGGCCTTTGAACCTTGATATTGCCCATGTCAGGTCTAGGCTCCCACTCACCTTGCCATACCCCGTTTTCGTCAAATGTGCCAGTTTCAGGAGAAGGAAGAAAAACAATACCGTTTACTACTTTGTAAAACTCTACATTTCTAAACTCGCCGGGGTCTATTGTTGTTTCTGGGCCTGGTAAGGTAGTGCCAATTACAGGACTATCACCACCAGCAGAAGAATCAACCGTTACGGTCGTTGCAGGCTCAGCCGCGCCTGCATCACCACCATCAACACTTGCGTTAGCATCTGCCGCTGTATCGCCACCACCGCCACTTTCACTTTCTTCGGGAACGTAAGGGGGAAAGGTTACTCTTGCCCCATAAGGGCTAACATCGTACTCACCTCGGGTAGCCATAACAGTCCCAGATTCAGTATGAACTACATCGCCATTTTCAAGAACGCTATAAATAGAAGGCAAGTTAAATACAGAATACGTTGTAGTGCCGTCATCGTTTTTGATGCCTAACTCATCATCAGCCGCACCGGTAGCTGACGATGCTACTTCTCCAACTGATTCTGAATCACCGCCAAATATCGCATTGGTAGCGGCGGCACCAACCGCTTGAGAAATTGCGCCTACAACAGCGCCTGAGTTGGCACTAGCGTTTGTAAGCTCACCAAGTATTTGCGGGCCAGTAACTTCATTAAAAGCAGTATTGCTTACTTGTTGAGTAAGACTCGCTACATCAGGATTAGACATAACATTTGCAGATGCACTGGGATTCAGATAGCCCGTAGCTGCTGCTGAAAGTGCCTGCGCTACATCAAGATCGCCGGTCATTGCTAACTGAGTTGCAGAATTAATAATGCCAGAAGCTGCGGCGGTTGCAGCAGCGCCAGAAATGGCTCCACCTGTAGCACCGGCTATTGCCCCAGCTAAAGGGCCGGTAAATACAGCGGCTATTGCAATGCTAAGAGCAGCTTCAAAAAATGGACTGCCTAATGCTTCAAACGTAACCCCACCATCTTGCAGGTCAAATCTGACAACGCCGCCTTCAACACCCCTGTCAGAACCCGTAATACTGCCTTGAGAGTCCAAGCCTACAGATGCATAAAGCTGATTAAGGCGGCTGTTCAATGCCTCGTACTGTTGATTAGTGGCTACCATGTCCTGATATTCAGGGCTGGCCTCAGCTTCTGCCCGTGCTTCATCAGCAGTCATGCCGGGATTTTGATTAAGCAATACAGCAATGCGTCGATCTAAAAGCGCATCTGGAGTGCTTCGATCTTGCATAACGCGAGCCTCATTGCCCTCAAAAGCATTCATCTGCGCTTTAACATCGTTTACTTCATTAACAAATGCAGACCACTGTGCTTCATTAACCCCGAGATATTGATTGGCGTCAGCAAAGGTTGCAGAAACATCAATCATGTCACCAAATCTACCCTCATCAGCAGTAGGAAATGCTGTTTCTGTTTCGCCGCCAACAGTCGTGTCATCAAGCGATAACCCAGCCGTTGTGTCATCATCAACCGTATCAGCCAGTAAATCTGTTTCATCTAATTGCTGTTGAGTCTGAAACTGTTGCGCTTCAGGTGAGTTAGATAGAACTGCCTCAATATTCTCAATGGGTGCAGGGTTTACATTCACAAAATAGTCCCGCTCTCCCATTGTCGGATCGCGGCCCATAGTCTCATTAAATGTTTCAAATACAGCCGCCTCTTGCGAGTTTGCTATACCCTGCT